GAATTATTGCCGTGAGCCAGCTGTTCGTTCAATAAAGCACTTTCCAGGCTGTCGATTGCCGGGGCCATGTCCTTGAATCCCTGCCCGAACGGCACCAGCGGCAAGGCCACCCCCAGCTCGTCCAGCTCCTTCTTCAGCAAGTCGAAGCGCCAGCGGTCGAAAGCCGCCGCCGCCACGTTGCAATCGCACAAAATGTCGGCCATGTCTCGGGCCACCACCTCGTAATCGACCGACGCACCGGGCACCACGCGGATCAACCCCTGCTCCGCCCACAAGTCGTACGGGGCGCGGTCACGCTTGGCGCGATCGCGCAAGCCTTTTTCCGGCGTCCAAAAATATGCGCGCACATTCCAGCGGCTCTCGCGCAAAGCAATCACCACCATGCTCGTCAGGTCGGTCTTGGCCGACAAGTCGATGCCCACGTACACAGGCTCTTCGTAAAATGCCGCGTCGTCGGGCTCGGTGCTGTTGGCGATCCAAACGCCGCGCGAGATGAACGGCGCGGCCATCTCCACGCGCTGGTTTAGCACGAGGTTTCTGAAGGTCGGCTCGAAGGACGGCATGCGCTCGGCCCTTTCCGCTTGTTCACGCACGTCGTCCAGCGATCGGAACACGCCTAGCGCGGGGTTGGCGGCCTTCCAGCCGTCCACGTCGCCCAGCTCGCAGTCCTTGGGGGCCGCGTACAAGTGGCAAACCGTGTGCGGATCCTTGCTCGCCAGCGCGTCGTCGATCCAAATCGACAACAAGTCGTTGTCGTTCGGAGCCTGAGTCGAGATGGTGATCTGCAAGGGATCGGCGTGAGCGCCCTGGGACGTGATGATCGCGTCCACAAAGTCGCTCTTCGGGCCACGCACCTGCCCCAACTCGTCCAGAATCGCCAACACTGGCGACAGCCCGTGCGACGTTTGCCCGTCCGCCGCCAATGCGCGGTACTCCACGTTCATGGCGAGTCCGATCAGGCGCTTGCCCGAGGGAACGATGCGCGTCACGCGGGCAAGCTCCTCGGACAGCTGGATCATCTTGGCGGCGAGGGCGAAGACAATCGCGGCTTGGTCCCGGCTCAACGCGCCGGACACAATTTGGCTGTTCAACCGCGCCTCCGGCCCACACAAATGGGCCAACACTATGGCTGCAATCAGCGCCGTCTTGCCGTTTTTGCGGCCAATCGACAGGATTGCGCGCTTGGTTTTGCGTGGATTGTCGTAGACGGCGAGGATGAATTTGCGCTGGAACTTGTCCAACACCATGAGCTTGCCCACGTGCTCGCCCTCGGGCGTCTTGCAGTAGCGCTCGATGAACGCAATCACGCGCTGGCCGCGTGTCTGTGTTGCGAGCGCTGGGGCTTTTTTCATGCCAGCAAGTAGTCTTCCGCCAACTCTTCACGCGTCTCTCGGGCTTGCCGCTCCAGCTGGCGGGACTTTTGCAAGTCCTCCTTGCGTGAGCCCGATCCCGCCGCGCCCGACATCTGCAACGACCGCATCAATGCAAACTGTCGCCGCGCCAACTGCTCGATCACCGACTGGCGCGGGTTCATCACCGGGGTGCCGCGTGCATTCTCGATCACCGTCCCCTCGGTCTCCAGCTGCTGCGCGGCGACTTCGATCTCCAGCTGCGTCCGCGCCAACTGCGCCGCAATCACCAAGTCGTTCTCGCTCCATTCTGCGCGAGCGCGGGAGCGAATGATGACTTCCCAGAATGGTTGCGTGCCCTTTTGTTGGCGCAAGTGGCTCGGCCACTCGGGCAAATCCGACGCCGCCGCCAGCGCGGCCTCAATCGCGGCCTCAGCCGAGTTTGCGTTTTTCTTGCGTGCCATGATGGCCCTTTGTGTTTGCGGTTTGCATAAAAAAAGAGGTACCAGGGCGGTTTTGCCCTAGGAACGGTCTAGACTTTTGGACCGCCCCCACCGGACCTCGGTCTCCAAAGTTCGCTGGCCATCCGTCCGTGCCGACAGGCGCTCGGTACGTCGTGCCACAGTCCGCCGCAGTCTTTTCTCGGTGACACTCGTGACACAACCACTGCAAATTGGAATCGTCGTTCGATCCGCCTCGGAACACGGGGACGATGTGGTCGAGCTCCGCGCCCAGCTGCGTTCTGCCGCGCTCTTCGCACATGACGCACAAAGGCCGCTCGGCGTGCAAGCGCTTGCGTTGCTGCTGCAGCTTCCAACCACGGAGTCGTTCCACTTGTTCCATGCCGCCAATTATGCACCACTTCCGTCGGCTCAGGCACGCCGCGCAGTTTGCGTTTCCGTTCTGGTTTACCACAGAGCAGCTTGCAAATCCCGAGATTCCGAGAATCCCAAGTTTCCTATTTGTTTTTTTATACCTTAATTAAATTAATTTAATTTTGAAATTATTCAACAAATAGTATCTTGGGAAACTTGGGCTATCTCGGGTAAAATTTCTCGCTCTGCGGCGTAAAAATGAATTGCTCTGCGGCAATGCAGAGCGTGCCATGCCCGAGATTTGCTTTTCCGACCTCACGCGGCGAGCCTTTTCATGTAATTCTCGACCACCTCGGCCCCGTCTCGACGACCAGCGTTGATGGCGGATTGCTTCACGAACGCGAGCCGCGAGCGGAACTTCACCACGCCGTCCGCATTCTTCACCACCCAGCGATCCTCGCCCGAGCGCGGCTTCACGGCCACGTAGCCCGAGCGTTGCATGCGGTGGCCGATCTTGCGCGGCGACTTTATCATCCCGGCAATCTCCTCGGCCCCGTCGAATTGCACCTGCACCATCTCGGAAGCAAACAGCACGTCCGGCGTGCCCAGCAGGTCGATCGCCTGACCAATGGCGTCCTCGGGCTCGGACCACGTGTTGCTGATCGCTTCCCACCCAGCGGTGCGCTCGACTTGGGCCTTGGGGTTGAACTTGGAGAGATCCCGCGCTCGCAGCCAGGACGCCACGTGTGCCCCGCCGCCGTGTTCAAAGTACGCAAACAGCCGCTGAAAGTAACTCGGGTCACCCTCGGCCTCGTGCCACCGTTGCGCCAGCGTAGAGTGCATGATAAACATGCGGCGATCCTCGGGCGGGATGTACATCGCCATCCAGTCGTTGGTGGTGATGAACACTCGCAGCACGTTAATTACGTAGCGCAACTTCTGGTACTTGTCGTTCAGCGGCAACGTGTCGGGCGGCGCGACGATCATTGGTTTCAGAATGTTGTACATGCTCGACGCATGGAACTCGTCCTTGGAAGGCCGCACCTCGTCCACCGTCAACATGAGCGTCTGCAGCCAGCTCTTGTACGGGCTGAACAGCTCGTCGGGGTCGATGCCCTTGCAGTTCCAGGAGCCCACCGCCGCCTTCACGGGCCAGAGGGCGGCGTCCTTGCCGATGCCTTGCGTGCCCGACAGCACAATGGCCGCGTTGCACTTCTCGTGGGGCTTTTGCACCATGTGCGCGCAGAAGTTGAAGAAGAACTCGTGCTCGGTCGGGTCGGGCCACAGCTTCTTCACGTGGTCGATCCAAGGCTGGGCCAGCAGCGCCTCACCCGTCAGCTCGGGCGGCGCTTTGTATTGGTTGTACACTCTGCGCCCTTGTGAGGGGTAAAAACCATCCCGGTCGATGAACCAGTCCTTAATAATCTGGGGACGCCCCGGCCACCACGTTGAGCCCTCGACAAATTGGTCGTTTTCCACGCGCATCACGTCCTTGCTCGGCGGGATCAGCCGCTCGCGACGTTGACGCGGACGACCACGGCGGCGCGGGGTGGCTTCCTCGGGCTCGGCGTCGCCCTCTTCAACTTCCACGCGCCAGTGTTGCAGCGGGATGGACGCGTCGACGCCCTTCTCGGAGTGCATAGTGCCGTCGCGCAAGTCCCAGTACGCCTCCTGCGACTTGTCGTACACGTAATCCTCGGGCCGGGCGAGGCGGCGCTGCGAGCCCAGTTGCGCGGCGAGCGCGGCTTCACGTGCCGCTGTGCGTTCTTCGATTGTGGTCATGTTGGTTGCTTTCTGTTCAACTTAATTTGCAAATTTGGAAAATCCAAATTTTGAACTCGCTCGGGGCATTACCCCCCCTACCCTTCAACTCTCGCACGCAGCGCCGCCGCACGGCCCCGGAAGTCGTCCACGGTGGACTTCAGGCCGTACCTTTGTTGTGTGCGCTCGCCAGCTTGTTCGCCCCAGTGTTGGATCTCGTCGGCGGCTTCTTCCATCCACGCGGCGTGACGCTTGCGCTCGATGCGCTGCAGCGCCTCCTCCGTCATCAACACCCGTGCCGCAAAGCGCTGCAAGAAGCCGATCTCCGCCTCCGTGAACAGCGCTCGCAGCTCCAGGTACCCGGCCTCCGTGGCCGCACTCACGACTTGTGCTTTGTTGATCATTTGTCTTTCCTCACCACGGCCTTGCGCGTCCAGCACGCGGCGCAGATCCATTTTGTGGGGCTCATGTCGATGCCGCCCTCGGGCGGCTTGCTCTCCGAGCAGCGGCCACAGAGCTTGAATTGGTGCACGGGGCGCGGCGGCAATGCCGAGTTCAGCGTCAGCTGTTTGCGCACAAAGCTCATGGCTCGGCCCTTTCCTGCATCTGGCGCTCGACCTCGGCGGACAGCATGTAAATCATCTCGTCCACGTCGCCGCCTTCGAAGACCCGCGTGATTTCGTGGCCGTTGAAGAACACCTGCAACCCCTCGGCCACCACCCACCCGTTGTCCTCGGCGGGGTCGGCCTCCACGTCGAAGTACACCCAGCACGGCTCGCCGCCGAAGTTGATCTTCAGCGCATGCGCGTGCTTGTCCTGCGCCACGCACTCGGGCACATTGTTGTGTTTTTGCTGGTCGTTCACTTTATGATCCTCATGAAAGCGCCGCACCGGGCGCATTTGTACAGGGGCTGGCTTTCAACAGGTTCCCAACGGTGCTGGCATTCAGTCATGCTTGGCTCCTCTGGCTCGTATGGCGGCGGCGATATTTTTCACGGTGGCATCTGCGTTTCCAAGCTGATCGTAGTAACCACGACCATTAACAACATGGTCGGAGTCCTCTGCCACCTTTGCACACGCCTCTCTTTCGGCTTGTACATAAGCGTTTTCACGCATGGCACGGTCACGCTCATCAGCACGGACAAGGTCAACAAGGCGGTCAAGAGCTTCGTTGCTACCTGTAATTCGGAAATTCAAATTGAAGCCAGCCTCACGGGCCATGTCTATCGTGTCTCTCATGTGTTCTTCTCCTTGAGTTCGGCTTTAATTTCCCACCTAATTTTTCCCTCTGAATGAACAGGCTGCCAAACGCGATTGCTTCTGGTAGTCCATCCCGATCCTTCTTTCCATGAGGGTGATTTAGCAACAACTTTGAAGCCAGCGCCTTTTAGTGATGCCCCTGTTTCGGATTCTGTTGTGTATGTAATTATTCTTTGCCCACCCATTGACGACCAAACACGCCAAGCACATCTATAAAGAAATGAACAAGTATTTTTAGGAGCGTCATCAAGCACCGTCAATCTTGTTACCTCCATTGTTAGACCATCATCTAAATGTCTTGACACTGGCCGTCCAATTATTGCCACACCAACAAGATTTTTGTCATCAGTTGCACCAATGCTAAATTTGTGTCCTTGAACTTTTTTGTTGTGCCTATGGTGCAAAGTAACAAAAGCATTTGCGTCTGCAAGAGTTAATGGAAGGACATTCATCTGTTCTCCGAGGGTACGAATTTAAACGCCTTGTTTGCGTTGATAAGCCCATACGGGCTTGCGGTGAAGTTATGACCCTTGTAGCAGTCATAACAGTATTGAGTTGGCGACTTGATGTCGCACTTGCACTTGCGGCAGAACTTCCACGGCTTGCGCTTAATGGCTTTCTCACGTTCTTCGGGGGTCATGGCTTCATTCCTTTCAACATCTCTGCCCTGCAATCGTTCCAACCAGCCACATATTCGATGTGCTCCTGAATGTCGGCGCTTGTCATGGCATCAGGGACGGCTGGCTGTGCTTCCTTCAACCGCTTGATCTCGGCTATGTGCTCACGCAGCGATTCCTGCGTGGCTTCAAGCAAAGACCAGTCTCGGCCCTCTAGTACGGCTGCTGCTGGTGGGGTGGTGTAGAGGGCAATCGGCTTGAATGTGCTTGATGGCTTCTTCCACCGGAAATACTTGTGACCAACTGCGTTCTCGCACAAGTACGCCACAGGCTGCACAGGTGCTGGCTGTGCTGCGGGTGGGGTGGCATAAACCAGCGCCTTGCCGTTGGCACGAATGTAATCATTGATGTCTGGTGAGTCGTGCCAGAAAACATCGTCACCGTACTCATACGCCACAGGCTCCTGCACAGGTGCTGGCTGTGCGGGTGGGGAGCCATTGATCCATCCAACAATTGCACGAACCACAAAAGAAGGCTCGAATCTGTTTTCATGCAAATGTTTTGCTGCGTCACGAATATATTCAGGAATCGCCACAGGCTCCAACGCCTCCAGCGCCAAGTCGAGAGCTTCGTCTTTGGTCATTTCATCTGCTCCTGCAACGCCACCGGCACGGGCGGCAACTTGGTTACGTTTTTGTTGCGCATCTGGGCCTTTGCGTAGGCCAGTGCGCGCTCCATGTCGCGGATGGTGATGACGGCCATCTGCGCATCGTGCAGCTCCATGAGGGTGTTCAGCGCGGCGATCTCGGGGCCAGTCGGCGTGAAGCGCAACTTCTCGACGGCTCGGAACACGATGCGGAGGATGGCCTCCCGTCCGTCGACCGCCACGGTTTTGTGCTCGTCGCCGAAGCCGTGCGCACACAATGCTTCCACAATGTTGCTCATGGCAATCAATGTGTCCATGTCACTTTTCGACGCGCCGCCGCGCAACAATGAGCTCATGGCCAACGAGTTCCGGATCTTCAGGTCGATCAGGTACGACTCGTGCTGCGCAATCGGCACCAACGACTCGCGCACGTAGCCCATCGGGTCTGCGAGCACCAAGCGGGGGCGGTACGCCTTACGCGGCTTTTTGTTCGAGGGCATTGTTCACTTCCGCCAAAATGTCGAGGATGCGGTCGCGCTGGTCTTCGGTGATGGCAGTGATCACGATCGCCTCCACCAGTCCGCCGTTGGGCGCGTATTGAGACAGTTTCAGTTCCATGGCGATCATTGTGCGGCCCTTTCCAGCTCGTCGATGGCTTGTTCGTTGATCCAATCGGTCAGCTCCGCCCACCCTCGGTCGGCGCAGTGGCCGTGGTGGCAGCGGAAAGCGCCGTAGTATTCGTTCTCGGCGGCTGGCTCACGCACAGCGGCCCCGGTGTCGGCGCTCCCCGAGTGTTCGTCGACCCAAGGGCACGACATCTCCGTCCACCCGCTCGGGTCGGGCTCGTGGCGCTTCAGCATGTTGCGCTGGTCGAGGAACTTGTACGCCTGAGCGAACATGCGGTTGCGCTCGACGGCCTCCTCGGTGGGGAGCCGTTCACGCGTCATGCGGCGTCCATTGATCTGGAGGCCGAAGCCGCCCAGCAACTCCTCGACCGAGTACCGCCGCTCGGTGAGCTCACGCAGCTCGACCGTCCACCCGCCGTAGGCCTTCTTGGCGTTCTGGAAGCCGGGGAGCCGCCCCACCCGCGTCACGCCGCTCATGCCGGGGTCAGCGCCGAGGAGCTTGCCGGAGATGAAGGCGCGGATCACGCCGTCGAACCGCGCCGCGTCCCGCTCGGGGGTGTCCAGCAGGTACCACCACTGCTCGTTGCCCGGAGACGTTTCGATGCGGATCGAAGGCGGCACGCCCACCACTGCGGTGCGCGGCACCTTTGTGCCCACGTCGTCGACCATGAGTGCGCGCCCAGCGGCAAAGGTCTCCGTGCGGCGGCGGAACGACCCGTCCCCGGCCCGACCGAAGGAGGCCACGGTGACATAGCCATTCCACTGTCGCGGCATGTCGACCTCGTGCCCGAGCCGCCAAGGGCGCGGCTTCCAAGCGCTCGGTCCTGCGGCGTACGGGTCGCCGCCGAAGCCGCACAAAATCATGCGCTCCTCCTCCGGCAACCCGCGCCCCAAGGCGTCCATGAATTCTGTTGCGCTGTCCATGCTCGAATTTCCTTTCTAAGTTGAATAAGTTCGCAATTCTCGGGCAACTTGGGGTGGCGAGGGCGCTTGGCAAGGGTGCGCTTCAGCTTTTTGAAAAGCACAAAGACCCTCGAAAGTTGAAGGTCATTAAAAATAGTGCTTTGTGTTCCCGAAAAACTCTGTCATAATTCGTTCACTGGGGCAAACGACCCAGCCCTCAACTCAGAAAGGAACTTTAAAATGAACAAGCCCACAATCTCCCGCCTCAGCTCCGGCCTGTACTACTTCACTGGCTGGGTCGCTGGCAAGCTCGTCCAGTACAGCATCCTCAAGACCGCCGATGGCTGGGTCCTGACCAAGGTCTTCGGCGAGGGCGCTCACTTCTACGCGGCCTTCGCCACCAAACGTGCCGCCATCAACGCCTTGACCGCCGCATGACCACCTGGCCCTTCCCGCCTCCGGGCGGGCCTGTTCCCTGGACCCCCGCCGAGCGCCGCGCTTACGAGCGACGCCAGCGGGACCAGCTCCCCGATGCCCCCTTTTAACTCAGAAAGAAAATCATGGACAAAAACACTCCCAAAATTTCCGAAGTGCTCGGCTGGATTGCGGCCTGGGCCGTGGTCGGCGCTTTGCTGTTCGTGGCAATGCACTTCGAGCCACTTTTGCGCGGCTGAAAAGCCCGATAGTTTCCCTCCCTCAACTTAAACTGAAAGCTCATCATGAAAACACTCCCACTCTCCGTCTTGGCCCAACACGCCGCCCCCACAATGTCCTCGCGCTACGTGCACGTGAATTCGCACGAAGTCGTCCAGTTGATGGAGGCGGAGGGCTTTTACGTCGCCGCCGCAAAGACCTCTGCCCCTCGGTCGCGTGACCCCATGTTCGCTCGACACTCCATCGAATTCCGCCACTCGGATGCTCGCGAGATTGCCGGGGCCACGCCGCGTGTTATTTTCGTCAACTCACACGACGGCACCACCGCAGCCACGGCGATGGCGGGG